CCTTGTGCGGAAGTTTTTGTTACCGCTACTCTTAATTTTTGTCCGTTTGCTGCCATAATTTTATTTTTTAAGTTATTCAATAATTATACTTTCTCCACCACCTCCGCCTTGTGTTTGGTGACGGAATATGATATAGTTGTTTCCAGATTGTTTGATTTCCCAACCTTCATAAGTTTCACTCATCCCATAGGCAAATGAAATGTAATCATCCGAGCTACCCGACACGATATACGTCCTTTCATGGGCATCATCGCGTACGACCATGATTTCCGCTCCCCTTATCTTCGCCCACACGTCCTCAGTCAGCCCGAAAGCATCCAAATCCGACTGCGTGCGCCCGCTGCCGATTTTCTCCTGAAGGACACCGAAGTCGAAGGCCACATAGGGAGGCGCTGTCGTACCGCCACCCGTAGTGAACGACTTCCACACACCCCATTTCCCGCCTGATTGGCGTATATCGTAATATCGGTGGTAAATACGCGGCTCACCGTCTACATGCCCACTACTGCTGATGTCATGTACAATTTTGCCCTCAATGTCCGAAGCGTCCGTAAAGAGAACCTGTTCGATACCATGTTCACCCCAACTGTCACAGAACACCATCATTGTGCCTGTCACCACGCCTGTCCTTGAACCCGTCACCGAATAACAGCCACCCTTGCGCGTGAACATTTGCATATAACCAGACGTCTCATCTCCGTCCTTCAAACCCATCGACAGGTCTGTGTCCGGAATGGTAGGAGCGTCTGTCATGGAGTTCCATGTGCCCCACGTGCCCTTTTCACATACACGCCATAATATATTGTATTCCGTGTTACTACGCGTCAGGGTTTTGATTTTGTCCACCGTGCCTTGGTATACCGGAACGAAACGACCGCGCACCGACTGAACCCACGTATCTTCTGTATAATTTATCGGAATACTCTCTACCATGAAAGGGCTACCCTCGTAGTCCCCACGGAAGAAGCCGGCCTTCGCCTTGCCGTCCTCCCCTTTCGCATGAAGCCCGTCCAGCAACGTGTTCAGCCCGTCGTCATCGCCCACGCTGCCCAACCATTTGTGAGAGTCTTTGAAAGGGTCGGAATCTTCAGATGTTCCCTGACCTCTTGATATACTATAATTGAGAATATCAAGAAGCGTACCGCCTACTCGTGAGGCTGTATTTTCTCCACTTTTAGTAGCATCCCGTATTAAAATTATGTTTTCTTTGAGTTCTAACAAATTCATAACTTATTCTCCTATGGTTCGATATTTAATTCGGTTTGATTTAACTTTACCGATGCCACGATACAATGGATATTTTTCTTTATTTACAGAAAGAAATAGTACACATTCATGAAGGTACTTATCAGCAATGGAGAATGCGTCATTATAAGCCAAGACACGCTCTTTTACACTTACTTTGTTACTGTAATCATCTTCTTTAAATGTAACTCCAAAACGGGTTACATTTATATCATTGTTTTTTACGATTCTGGCATAAGTATAATAAGCAAGTGCCGTTTTAAGTCCGGAAAATGTATGTTTATATCCGCATTTGTCTTTGTATTCCCCTCCATTTAATAAATCATTATATTTTTCAGGATTCAACCTTATATCCATCAATAGTTCATCACCAAGACTTGACTTTAAGTCTATATCCTCACTTTCACGGATATAGGTATTAATCTTTTTGTCGTCTATATGCCCAGATATAGGACGGGATAAATCAGTGACTTCATTTGCTTTTATCAGACGAACCATTTTTCACATATCTTAATGGATTTATACTATAATCGTTTGAAGGGTTTGCTGTCTCAAACCAATATTTGAAAATACGTGTAATTGCCCTTTCAATAAAACGTTGCTGACGTGATACAATTGAATTGTAATACTCGAAAGCATCCGACAAAATATCTCCGCTAAACCCGATTTTCCCTTTCCTGATGCAATACCATGGCTCCTGTCCAAAAGCGGAATATATACGTTCGGTCACACTTGAATCAGTTACTTCAAACTCTTTGTCATAATTTTTAGAATCCATGTTGATAAATTCGGGCTTTTCTTCATCTGCCTCCACTGTTATTTCGACTATTTTGCCCAAATTCTTGTCACCTTGGATTTTAGTAAGTGAGTTCATCACTTCGTCATTATCGTAATCTATGGATTCACTGCCATCAAACTCTGTTTGAGTTACAGAATTGGCCTTTTTTGACAACATTACCGTAGAAGGCATGAAGTTACAACGTACATTTCTATATTTCACGTTGGAAAGCCCCTCATCCGTGCTCATTTCCGTGGCTACCTTGTCTCCCTTTCCTACTGGATATTCATAATTTCCTAACAAAGGCATCCAAAGGATTTGACCTTTATAGTTTTCAATACCTCCGGCATGTTCAATTTGTGCCAAAACAACTTCTTTGATAGGATTGAAGACATCAATGTAATCTATATTGTCTTTTTTCACCTGAATGGCCTTACCTTTTCTGGTCTTTCTACCAGTCCAATCAGGATGAATGGCAATTTCCGACACAGCTCCATTTTCTTCAGGTTCTGTCAACCGGCAATTTTCAAACGGGACATGGTTTAGCTCGACAATTTCCCCAAAAACGTTGTAATTGACATGTAAAGAGATTCCATTAAACATAGCCATATCCTGACACATTCTACAATGTATCCCATCCATCGTATCACCGCGTCTATTGACGACATATTCAGAAAATAATTCGTTTTTAAAGCCATTCCCTTCAATAAAATCAGCGAGCCGGTCGATACACTCATTTCCGGATGGGCTTGCACGCACGATGTCACTGAAGACCTGCGGATACAAGTTGTCTTCTCCATACGATTGAATATTCAGAGATTGGATAAACTTATTGTCAATCCTTGGAGAACTTTTCTTACTAAGTTCTTTTACCTTCATGTCCCGTTTGTTTTTATTCCTCTAATCTGTTTTGTGCCTCCTTTATGTAGGCATTCAAAATCTTTACCCGTATCCTTTTCCCATCAACCATGTAACCTTTGTACTTTGATTTCACTTCTTCGATGGTTTCCCCATTTTCCAAAAGCTGGGTCATTTCTTCAATGACTTTTTCTGCATTTCCGTTTTTCCGGTTTTCCACACGTTCAATCCAATCGTCAGGTAATACGGAAAAGAACACACGACCCTCCGGATTTGTAGCTAAGTATTTTTCCGCAATTTCGTCGGTCAAATTAGCATTAGTGTACATTTCACCGCTTCCAAACTCCATTTGAATGAGTGCCCCATTTTTTAGGCTATACAAACATTTTTCTTTCATCTTACCTTTGCTTCTTAGATATAAATACATTTGTATCACGGCATCGTAATAACAGTCATTACATGAGCTTCTCACGAAATTTCTACCATATACGGCGTAATACAGTTCTTCAATTTCAGTTTTATCTGAATGAGCCAAAGGTTTTTTGTCCTTTAGCTCATTCAGTCTGTTTAGGGCTTCCGTCGCATTCATATTACTCGGCTTCCGTGGTTAATGTGTCAATTGCAGTCTTGGTAGCTTCATAACTTGTCTTGAATAGGAACAATCCCGATTTAGGTGCCTTTGTTTCTTGGAGAGAAACCAGCCATCCGCCATCAGTATCCTCCGAATACTTGTCGTTGGTTATTTCGCTTGCCCGAAGTCCTTGGTACCAGCCAAAAACTTGGAAAGCTGCATCACCCGGATTCGTTTCCTTGCTTGTACCCTTATACTTATTTTCCAGAATAACCACAAAAGAGCCATTGGCCAAACCATTTATGATTTGTTCACAGGTATCCGGATCGTTGTTGAAAACCACAAGGTTCACCGTATTGGTGAATGTGTTCCGGTAAGTACCTACGGCCAATGCCACATTGGTTCCCGTAAACGGGTTGTTACCCAATTGCGCACATTTGAAAGCCTTTTTCTTGGACTTCAAAACAAGAGTTTCAATTACGTTCTTCCGTGTGGCGTTGAATGTGGTGGCTGCAAAATCAATATCTGAACGGTTTATGATGATGCCTTCACTCTCTACGCCGGGTACAATCGGGTCGTCACAATTAATCGAAATATCGTCTTTTAATAAAACATCACAAATAGCCATAATTCACCTCCTTTTTTTAATATGCCATTTGGAAAAGGTTGTCTTCTCCGATTAAACATCCCAACTTTCCGGTTGAATAGATGTAATTCATACGGTCTTTCCGGTCAAACCAGATATCAAGGTCGGAAATCAACTCATTTGCAGGCGTACCGACAAAAAGCTGTTTAGGTGAACCGTACATCGCACGATGGGGAAGGTTCAATTTTGTACCGTCGTTTTGGTACGTTCGAATGAATCTATCCCAAATGGATACCCGGTAAATGGGTACGCCATTATATTCAGCGACATCCAAGCCTTTGAATACTTGTTCCCAATCCAATATAAGTTTATATTCACGTTTCAAATCCCGTGTCAGTGCGTCCCCGAGGGATTTTGTACAGAAGATACAGGCATCGTCCAACAATGAAATTCTACTATCGGCGTTTTCAAGTAACTCATCGAAAATTCCGATTGCCACCCCTGCTTCTTTTATCTTGCTCAATTGCAAGGCCATGGTAGTTTCTGAATTGGCCGCAATGGTTGTCTTTTGCGCCTCGTTTGCAGTACCGATGGCAAACAACTGCTTCCAAAATCCATTTGTTGTTTTAAACAAATCCACATTTATGCCATCCGTAATTTGTCCGGAGCTGCTGACATTTTTTGCATCTTTGTCACCAAACCAAATGAAACGCCACATCATGTGTTTCATCGCCAAATCAAGAGCCGGAAGAACAATGTCGTCCATGTATTCGGTAGAGGTCAAATCACCTATTTCCGTACCGGTCTTTAGACAATATTCAGCAATGGTATTGATGAGGTCAGTGTAGCACCATTTGAGAGGAATCTGCCAATCTCCAATACTCCATTCCTTTTCAGCAAATTCAATTGCTGCATTTTTATACGTTGGGTTACAACCGGAACCGTTCCAACCCACATCTTCCATTGTTCCGACCCACCCCAATTTGTCTCCATTGTGGACATTTTGACGTAGGGTATAGAAACGTTCCAAATCTTCATCGACAAAATTTGTCATGACCAACAGGTCTTTCAAAGACTTGATAGCTCTATTATCAGGGGTTAAACTTTGAAGGTCATCCCATTCTATTCTTTCTTTTGCCATACTCTTTGTTTTTTATTTGTTGTATCTTTGTTTGAATTTCTCTCTCTTTTCCGCAAGCATCCGGTCAATTTTGCTACTTGATTTGGTCTTTTTATCATCAGGCTTCTTGCTTCCGACTTGCGTACTGCGCAAGGGAGGTGTATAATGACTTGCAGCCGCTTTTCTTAGCCAAGATTCTCCGCCGGCCTTTTCTACCATAGACAAAATACGGATTTCATCTTCTGATTTTGCATTAGCGGTCAAGTCGCTTACCTGACGTTCCAATTCGTCAATCCGGCTTTGCAGGGCTTCAACGTCTTCACCGCCGCTTCCCGGTTCCTTGATTTCCGTAATTACCCCATCGGTAACGACAACTGTACGACCGTCCTCAAGGACAAATTCACCGTCAGGGGATGCGGTATCGCCTACCTGTATTTCACCCTCTTCACGTTCTACTGTCAACTCTTCACCTGTTGACGTTGTAATTACCATTCCGGAGGCTTCCGGCTTGGATATTCCCAAAGCCACCCCAAGCATCCGGAAAGCTTCTGCCACAGTGGGCTTCCTTTCTTCTTTCTCTTTCATTTCTGTTTTGATTGTTTGATTATTTATAACTGGCTTTTCAACCTTTGCACTCATTGCAGGTATTACGGAAGATATAAATCCCAATTCTACTGCCTTGTCAATCCCGAACCATGAACCAGCAACCATTTGAGCCTCTATTTCTTCTTGTGTCTTTCCCGTCCGTTCAACATATAGTGAAAGCATCTTACTCCGTTCTTGGTTGAGAAAGTTCATTTTTTCTTGTAAACTTCCAATAGTAAGGTCTTCATTGAATGCACCCTTTGGACAATATGGTTCATGTATCAATAATTGGGCATGCTGATACATCTTTCTCCTTTCAATAGGAGCGGCTAACAATATGACGGTAGCCATTGAGGCACATAATCCTACCACAGTACAACTGATTTCTTTTCCACTTGCACGGAGCGCGTCATAAATGGCATATCCCTCGATGCAATCACCACCGCAAGAATGAAGTTCAACTTCAATGCTGTTGTCAGACGGATCCATCCAAGACAAGAATCCCTGAATATCGCTAAATGAAACACAATCATCACCGGAAAGCCAATACTTTATTTTATCGGCGTCTGCTGCAATATCTTTATTTATGAATAACTTTGCCATATCATTTAGATTATATGGCAAATCTAACAAAAACAATTATGATATAATTATTTTAAGAACTGTTTCTACTGACACCGCACTGTCAGTAATACCAAGTTTAAAACAAAAAACGGATGGAAAAATATCCATCCGTCAAACCGTGAACTTTATTTTTGTATTAATCAAGCAAAGCTCACGTGAAGTAAATCTTCCGCAAAGTCGTGTACAGACTTCTCTATTTTTTCCACTGTTTTACGGTTTGGCTTCTTACGCCCAGTTACATAATGGCTTAATTGCCCTTGGGCTACACCCGTAATACGAGACAATCCGGCAAGTGAGAAAGCTTTCGTATAATACTCCAAGAAAGAAGCCGTGTCGTACACAAATTTAAACTCAACCTCTTCAAAAGGAGTGCCTTCATTTTTATACAAATCCTTCATGTCCTCATAGCCTCCGATAAAACAAGCTTTGGCTTCCTCAACAGTCTTGCCCGTACCCGTTACAAGATACCCCATATCATCAGCATCCATATAAATACTATAAGTTCCATCCGAAGCTCTTTCCACAATTGCATTAACCTTTCTTGCCATAGTCATAATATCAATTAAATAAGTAAATAAAACTATCTGTATAATGGCGGCGGGGTCAAATCCCCGCTGCCTTCTTGATTTTTCCAAGTGTGCCCTTTGCCACTTCCTCACTCCCATGGTTACTCATTTGGAAATACATCCCAGTCTTGGGAGAATACCATAAGGGATGACCTGCTTGCTGTTTTCCGGTGTCATAACACCCGGCTTTCTTTACGATCCGTTCCAATTCCTTGTACTTCATTGTTTAAATGAACTTGCTTGATTAATACAATACAAAGGTATTAAAATTAATATCTTTGTGCAAGTATTCATACTGAAAAATATTAATTTTAATACTTTTTATGGTTGTAATACGCCTATGGAATATTTCATATATCAATATGTTTTTTCATCCTCTTGACTATTCTGAAAACAGAACGTGATGAAATACTGTACACTTCTGATAAATAGGATGCGATATACTCTTGTTTGTGCCCTTCTTTAGAAAGCCGAGTGTATTCCTGGTACAGTTCAAGGTATCGGATATTTGATAAGTCGATTTTATTTTTGGCAATTATTTCAATCAAATTCCGGTTAGCGGATAATAATTCGTATGATGTCATGATATACTGAGTTTAAATAGTCCCTATATTCTCAATTACTTGTACCCTTTTTCCCACGGAGTTTATTTCTTCCACGCTGACAATCGGATTCGGCATTGATTGTACTCCTTTGGCCACGGCACGGACTAACATGTCTTCTCCTATGGCTTGCTCCGCGCTTTGGGTTGCCTGAATAGGCACGCCTCCACCCATTGTGTTGAAAGCCGAAAGTATGGGAGCAAACATGCGTGTAGACCGGGCTGTCATTACACTCTCACCATTGGATAGCCTTGCCGGTATGCTGTCGCTTGTTTCGCTGCCGGTACCCGTGACTAATCCACCTTTCGCATAGCCACGACGGCTTTCATTGCTACTTCCACCATCTCCACCAACCTTGGCCGACTTGATAGCCTTTATGGCAGATGCCATACTGCTGATAATGGTCGATGTCGCAGCCGCTACTGCAGCAATGGATTCCCACACGGAATGTGATTTTCGGAAAGCAAGGCTTGTGGCTTTTGCTATGGCGATTCCTTGTTCGATGGCCACCTCAGCAAGGGCGAGAACCTTTGCAGCCGCCACAGCCTTTTTGTTTTCACCGGCCAAGCTTGCAATGACATCTCCGATTAAACCATAGGTGGCCACAATGGCTTGTGCTTTTGCTTGGTTTATTTCCACCTCCTTGTCGGCCAACTCCTTTTGTGCGTCCACATATTCATTTTGAAGCTCGATTTTTCTAAGGTTAAATTCTTCTATACTTTCACCTTCTAACTGATGAAGGGTTTCAAGTTCTTCTTGTTTATGTGCAACTTTGGCTTCCAACATCGCCATTTCATTTTCTCCGAGTTGTGCCAGTTCCGTTTCATGCCGCAGGCGCATGGCTTCCATTTGCTTGTTTGTGATGTCATTCTCATGCTGCATCCTCAATTCTTCGTCCTTTGCCGCCCATGCCGCCCAAATGGCATCCTTTTCTTCTTGCGTGGCCTGTATGTTGGAAAGCTGCAAATCCCTTTCCTTGGTCAATTCTTCAAGCTTCAGGGCATATTCTTGTTCACCGCCTTGTTTTACGGCCTGTAATTGGAGAGTGATAAGCTTTTGCCGGTCTTCGATTTGCTTTTGCAATGCCTCATTGTCCAAAGCGGCCATTTCATTGGAAAACTGTTTTTGTTTCGCCATTATTTGTTTGTTGATGGCTTCACGAGCTGCCGGTGTGAGGTTCTTCTCTTCATCCAACCTCTTTTTCAAGTCTTCGATTTCACGGGCATAGTTCAACCGTGTTTGTTCCCTTAACTTTTCTTGGTTGTCCGTGACAAGTTTCAGTAATTCGTCCTCAGCCTTTCGGGTTTCTTCAATCTCCACGCGTTTCTGTTCACGTAGCTGTTCCAAACGCTTTTTGGCGGCTTCCTGTTGCTTCTTTATTTCTTCATCAGCAAGCGTATTTGTGTCCGTTGCGGTTGTGTCGTTGGTAGAAGTGTCCTTTGTGGCCGAATTCTCCACTTTTATAGGAATGGTAACAGGTTCTACCTTGTCTTTCATTTCCCGATTTGTTTCCTCAATCTCTTTTTTAGCCTGAGTAAACTGTTTTTTCAGAACCTCCGTGGTATAGATGGCGAAATCTTCCAGACCGCCCGTAAATTCGTCCCAGTCAAGTGTAAACACGCCTTTCAATATACGTCCCAATGATTTTAATTGTACTATAAGCAAATTTACCAAGTTGCCCACCGTTTTAAACATGCCGGTAAATATGCCGGAAATGGAATCACACAATACCCTGAACGCTTCTGATTCCTTATACATGGTTTTGAACCACTTTATAGTATCTCTTATGCCGTTTATTATTTTGGCAAGCCCTTCATTGACAAATACGATGGCTTGTGTTTTCATGCGTTCAAAATCACCGCCTGTCATGTCGAACAATCCGGAAAGGGCGTTTTGCAATTCAATTTGTGAATTTAATTGTTTCTCTTCCAATTCACCAAGTTCTCCAGCCTGTTTCTTGACCTCATCAAGGTTGGTTTCTATCTTGCCCAAGGTTTTGATATATTCCAGTCCGGCATCCTCACCGGGGCCACCGAAAATATCCGCTATGGCCTTACCGACTTTGTCAGAAGAAGCCGGAAGCTCATTCAATCGGTCAGACACTTTTTTCATTACCTCGAACGTGGTTGTACTTCCGTCTTGCAATGACTTTTGTACTTCTTCTGATGAGATGCCGATACCGTCCAATGCTTCTGCCGTGGCCGTTGTCATTTCACGTAAACGTGTATTTGCTTCCTTTATGGTATCCACTCCCTTGTCGGAGAAAATACCTTGTTTGCTCGCATTTGCCGTAATGGCCACAAATTCCTCCGCGCTGATACCGGCTTCTTTGAAATACGCAGGGTATTCTTTCAGGGTGTCAAGGAACTCACCGTTTACATCTGCACCGGCCACAAAACCATCCTTTATAATATTCATGGCCTCTTGCGACGTGATGCCAAATTGCTTTGAAAGCGAGTTCGCAGCTTGTAGGGTTTCTTTAAAGTCTTTACCGTACATGTCGGCCACGGCCTGCACTTCATTACGGTATTCCTTCATTTCATTTCCTCCCAATCCTGTGAACTGTTTGGTGAGTTTTGTTGCCTCGACAAGCCCCTTGTTATAATCATAGAACCATCTGAATGCCATTCCGACACCGGCGATACCTGCCAAAGCGAGAAAAACGGGATTGGTAAGCAAACCTTTCATAGTAGCCCATAATGCCTTAATATCCGTATTTATCTTCTTTATTCCCTTGGAACCCTCTCCAAGATTCATCAGTGATTCTCCGAATTGGTTGTTAAGTCCGATGGCTTCAAGGATACTGTTTTTATAGTTCCCGACATTTCGATAATAACGTCCAGTTTCCTCTTCTGCTTCTTTTAATTCATCCGTAAGGTCATTGATTTGTTTTGCCAACGCACCCCCTACTTTTTCATTTTCACGTTCTTCTCTTGATAGAGCATCGTATTCGCGTGTTAAATTGGACAATTCCGCACGCATACCACGTAAAGAACCCTCTTGTTCATGGTCAAGTTTAATTTGGTTCTTTACAACTTTTTCAATGTCCCTTATAGTTGACTTGTATTCGTCCGATGCTATTTTTGTAGCCGAAATAGCCTTGTTGTATTCCTCTCGTGAAATACGTCCTTCATTTAGTTGCTTTTTCAGTTCGGATTCAGCTTCCTTTACCTTGTCTAATTTTGCACGATATTCGGCGATTTTCTTTATAGCATCGGCATAATTCACTTTTATGTCTAAAACCTTTTCTACTTTGTTGTTTGCCATAGTTTTATAATTTTAGAAGTTTCACATCGCATAAGTTATTATCTCCTGTCTTGATTTCAAGTATAGCAAAATAAGTACCATATTGTCTCAAATACACGGGGATATATAAGTCTATGTTTTTTAAATCAACAGGTGATAACTTTATCGTTTCCGTGATTATTTTTGCCTTGGTAATAAAATCTATATAACTACCGTAATATTCGCTGATTAATGCCTCCCATCCAAGACCTATAAAAGTAGTACGCCATGTACGGTTATACTGCCTATATAATATACGTGGCTCCACGTCATCATATTCCACTTCCCCTGAATCATTGTAATGATAGATAGGAATATAAGCGTACGAACTATTGGACGGTTTTCCATATTCATCTGTTCCTGCGAAAATGGAGGTATATGCTTCCCTTTCCGCATCTAACGTTTTATCGTTTACATTGATAACCCCGTCATAAAGTCCTTTTACCGTATCGTCCTCTTTATACTTAAATAAGTTGGATTGTGCAATTTCGTCCAACCTATACTCTGTTGTATTAGGGACGTTGACTTTCGATACAAGCTTTTGGCTCCAATCGTATGCCACGGATTTCTTTGAATACACCTCTTTGTACTCATGATATATAAATTTACCCGGTTCCGTCGTGACATATAACCCATACATATTTTTTATAGACTTCAAAATGTCGGTCAATTTTAAATCAGGTATATTAGCGGAGAAATAAAAAGTTGCACCCTGACGTAAATCTTCAACATGCGGATTAATGTTGATGTATGAATTATCACTTGATGATGTATATACCAATGTACTTGCCTTAATAAGATCGAATCTGAGACATTGTTCTATATTCGGCTCTATTGATAAATCAACACCAGAAATTTGAATATCATATTTTATTTTAAAGAGTGTTCTATTTGTGTCTATCACTTCTTCTGATAGCGTTTCTCCTGTATATTCGTTACCCATAAATAATAATGGTACTACATAGCCATAAGGGAATGTTATTTCTTGGTATACAATAAGATGTAAATCCATATCACAAACAATATCAATATGATTTGCATAAATGCCAACATTTTGTAATTCCTCAAAATCACCTATATAGCAATATTGATTTCCATCCTTCCTTAGTTGAACAAAGGTTCTATCTTGACTGTTATTAGTCAGTTCTTTCTCTACATAGAACGTTCTTTTTTCATCTATTTGGTTTTGCTCCGCCACGTTCTGTGAAGTAAGTGGGATACATAGGCCGGCTATTTTTTCGATAGATTCAGGATAAACTATTTCTATGTCATATTTATTCTTTATGCGTTGAAAAATGGTGCTTAACGTTAATACTGGGTGATTGAATGCGTTCCACGTACTTTCATTTATTTCTATTCCCCAATCAATATATGGCATCATTGGAGAGGAACCGGGTAAAACAGAAGTCACAACTTTGTCTGTATCATCTGAAAAAGGTAAATCCCTGAGTTTGGCATTATCGGAGACAAGCTCTTGAAGATTTGACGATGCGCCCCATGATAAGGTGATTTCTATATTCTCGCCAATAGATAAAAGTATCACATTCGCATTATCAATAATCACAATCCCGTCACGCAAAACCCGTCCGGCATGTACAAGATAAGGGAAGCTGCTTTCACTGCTCGGGAATACCGCTCCGCTGGTAATTCTCAAATTATTGGCCGTTTTTGGTAACTTGATGGTATAACTGTAATTACTGACTATCTTGCTTATATCTGATAGCAAGTTACTCCGGAAAGTAAGGTTTATACCACTTTCCGACATGTCTACACGTTGGTTGTTTATATAAAGTTCATCTCTCATAGCTTTTGTGTTATAAGTTCTGGCATTTCTATCTGTATCTCGAAATCCTGTAAATCAGAAGTGGACTGAGTAGAAGTACCCTCTGATATATGGATTGGAATCCATTCCTCCCCATCCCACAATGAAGGAAGTGGTGATGAAAGTAGACCGAGTAACATCTTAAACGTGTCTTTGTCTACCAATGGAGCACATGCCTTTATTGTTTTGTGGGTTTCTTTACCTTGGACACGGGTTATTCCATACACATCCAGGAAGGCCGTAGAAATTACTTCCGATTCTTCCCCTATGTCAGATACCTTATATGAAATGTCACCTGGTTTAAAGAGCCAATATTGATAAAAACCATGCCGGTCTATCCACCTGATAAAAACCCCACAATCCGCGTTATTTATTTCAATGTTCAAAACCAGATCATCAGTTATAGAAGTGAAGGTATAATCAAAAGTATAGTCAAAAATTGCCTTGTACTCTTCCATTAACAATATCGTAGCATGGTCTTGTGCTTTGGGAAAAGTACTATTCAAATCCAAATGCACAATGCCGGGTGTTACATCAATCCCTTTAAGCGGTTCATTGTCGCTTTGGGCTTGTACCGCGTTGTCAGAAGAATAAAAGCTGACTGTTTGAGGATAGTTTTTGAACCATACAACTTTCCGTCCGGAATTGAACGTGTCGCCGATATTTATAACTCCCCAAATACATGTCATGATGAATTTGAAATCTCCTCCTTTGCCGAGGCTGACATGTACCTCAATGTCCAAACTTGGAACCAGTTCTGTTTCTTTGACCAAGAAGAACAAACGTAGATATTCGCTGATGTCAAATTGTACATAACCGTTAATCGTTTCCCTTTTGTCTTGATAAGACAAGCTTTCCCTTTGAACCGTAACAGTTACTTCATCGTCTGTTGCTCCTTGAATTCTAATCAAATTGCGATTGAATGTAAACGAGATGGTATCAGGATAGGAAATCCCCCAACCATCACTTATTATACCCGTCCTCATTTTTTGTATTTAAGTTTATGTGTTCAACTTCCTGCTCAAATAACAAACCTACTCTTCGGGTAATGCTATTCACAGTTTTTTCTATTTCCGGTGAGTAAATATCATTTCTCCCACCTTCACGATATAACTTAGTCCCTTCTGTTTTTATCTTGTGGGCTATTGCACCGGCCATGCTCATTACCCCCCTTTCTTTTGGCGTATATTTGGGCTTCCATCGTTCCGATGGCTTCCGTATATATTGTATTGGTGGCACAGATATACCTTTGTCTATAATCCATTGCCGGATTATGCTGATAAAGTTGTGGGGTGTCCTACCTGCACGCCGTCCCGTTTCCAGAGTCCCAAAAGGGAATCTTCCCCATAATATTCCACCGTTTTCCGTAAGTTCAACTTTGATACTGGATTTCGTGCGTCCGCTTGCTACTTGTTTTGCGGCTACATGGTTGGCTATGATTCGGGAGCGTAGTGATTCAAGTTCGTCACCGACTATTTTCTGTACATCCGCACGGGTTACTGTCATTTCCATAAATTACCTCCTCTATGTTCTTTGATGGACATAAAACCAGACCTTTAGTTTCTTTTAATTGTACTTCAATAGTGACCCCGGCCACATTTACGTCAAGCCTGTCATAAAAGATGGAATACGGGATTTCCCCATAGACGGGTTCAAACAATCCTGATTTATTGATTCGCATTATAAATTCTTGTGCGTATGCCTTGCACCGTTCCACCACGCTGTCTGATTCTTCCCCTTCGAAATCAAAATCAACCTTGTCCATGAAAGCAAACAAGCAATTAGGATAGTCTTTGATTTGTTGTTGGCCAAACTTCATAACCCCGCTTGCCGGAAGGACGTTGAGCATGGCCGGTAATGCCGTGCTGTCAAGCTTCACATTTGCCGTTTGCCAGTTCTCAAATATGTATTGCACACATTTCATTTCACTTGCCACAAGCCTTATTTTATCCTCTATGGATTGAAAACCATCCGGCCTTCTGTATTTGCTTTCTTCTTTCATTTCTTTTTCTTCGTTATGACGTTACGTAATCTCCTTTCAAACTTCATTCGCCTTGTATCCATGTCAAGACACTTGTACACTCGAATCCATGGAACCTTTTCAACATCCCCATGGTCGGGTATGTGCATGCGTGTGGCGTAATAGTCCAACAAGCCAAACATTCCAAACTTCAAATTCTCAATACCGGCTTGTTGTTCTTCAGGTGTAGGGGTAACGCTTGCTTTTGAAAACAGCTTATTAACCCGTTCCACTTCTTTTGAAACCCAGAAAGAAAATGATAGGACGGCCTGAACATCTTCGTTTAATATGGTTTCTTCACTGACCCCCAAAAGGATTTTACAGGGCAATATAAGAAAATCCGCATCATTGGAAATTGATTGTAGCTCCATGAGTTTTCCCATCGTAATATCATTAATCGTGTCAGGCATGCTCACACCACACACAAATTGCGATGGTTTGATTTCTTTTGCTATTCTGATAAGGTTATCATAATCGGTAATAAACTCGCTTATATGCAAAAATTCACGTACTGTCATATCATGTTTCAATATACCTTGAACGCGGTCGCCTGATTGGTCTCTTTTCTTTCAAATAGTTTAGAGCTACATACCTAACCGCATCTAAAAGGTGATTAAACTTGTCGATAGGTTCATTCAATAACTCACCTGTCATTTTATTCTCTCTCCATTTGTAATTCCGTATCTCATAAATCAGGTTCAGGCTACTGCTCGTTATGTTGAAGTTGTACCTTTGAAGAATCTGGATACCGTTACGTACGGAATCCGCACCCTTTTCTGCTGGTTCTATCCCCCTGATACCGTAATTGTATATTTCCGTAATACTTTTTTGTTCAGCACTGTCCGCAACTGTTGACCCGGGAAGGCCACGTAGTTCATCGGCTATCTTGTCATTCGTCATTCCACGCATGTAACAGCGTTCATCAAGCCATAATTCACCGTTCAACATGTACACGTCAACAATTCCGGTCGGGTCCACGGTAAAACCAAAGTCAAGCCCCCTTGCCACCAATTTAGCTTCAGCCGGTATGTTCGGTACTTGCTTCCATCTTGTATAGACAACTCCTTGCGGTCGGCCGGTCAATCCAAGGCCATAAACTTTCCACCAGTTTTCATCATCTTTATTGCTTTCTATTTCTGCAATCTGTTCTTCTGTAATAAATGGATTGTCTTTGTAGGTTGAGTGAATCTCCACCGTGTTGGTTCTGATTGATATTCCTTTCAATTCATACCAAAATTCACTGTCTGGATTCCAATCGAGAAAAATACACTCACGGGTACGCACGCTTAATTGCCGGAATACTTCATAAGGAATACGGTTACACTCATTGATGAAAAGGATGTCTCGCCCGGCTCCTTTCACCTTTCCCCAATCATCAGCGGAATAGAAACGTATTTGTGACCCTGATTTGAACGTATAAGTCTTGTCCGTTTGGTTGGATTCGTAGTCTATTCCTTCTACCATCCCTTCCGCATCCACTATGTTAGTCAGGTCTTGGATGGCACCACGTTTTAGGTGCGGAATTGATTCAGAGATTATGTCTATCACTCTCTTCTTTGCACCAACCAAAATGATAGTTAACAAAAGAGACATGACCGAGTATGTTTTTCCCGATCGTGTCCCTCCTTTATTGGCTATTATTCTGGCGTTATTCACGTAGGCCGACAAGCTATCTTCATATACTTTAGTCGCTATCATATACTACTTATCTTTGAGCTTTTTCAATAGTTCTGCAGTTTTATCGTTAGATACAGTGATATTCAATCCCGTACTAACTTCGCCGGAATGCTCTATCTTGGAATCTTGGCGGTTTTTCCACCTTCCAGGTGCGATATTTGTAAGGAGAAAAATATTTGCCCCGACATTCGGCTCGACATGAATGTTCTTTTTCACCTGTTTCTTGATTTTAGGTTTTCCGTTTTCGTCCATCCATTCGGTTGTCGTTTGCTCATAATCATACCCCTTTGCTGATTTTGCAAGAGAGATTACAAGGTCATATTCAAGGTTGCTTTTGAAGTCTTCCTTCGCCTTTTTTATAGCATTGGCGAAATTGGCATTTTTCATCCAACGATAGTACGTTTTCACATCAATGCCGAAGTGGGCGCAAAAGTCCTTCAACCTTGCGCCGCCGTATTCCATCAAGCCGTTTTCACGTACCCAATCGGAACATTCTTTCATTTTATCTTCGTTTAACTTGGACATACCTATACATTAAACGTTGTTTGATACGCGAACCTCCAATTCCTACATGTGTTGTAAGTCTTAAACTTGCCTTTTGGATGCAAGTCGTAAGAGTCCAAAGGTTTTATTTCAATGGCTTCAGCATCACTTATAACAACTCTTGTATGGCCATCATTATATTGTATGCATCCACCCTCTTTATACCTGAAAGCGATATGCAAATTGTCTTCCCATTTGTATGGTATAGATACTCCACAGAGATAATAATATTTGGCCTCAAATTCATCCAACAAAACCGTATTGTCTTTTATTGGTATCTTTTTAGAGTAGTTCCCAATTAAACAATTTGCACAGTGAACAGACAAGTCAAATCCGGTAATATATTTCAGCCACAGATACTTGAAATTCTTGCTTGTAGAGAAAAAATCTATTTTAGGACATCTTTCTGTTTTCATAAGCGTTTTTTATTTTATCAGCAAAATCGTATTTCTTTCCATTTGGTAGCGGAAGGCTAAATTCAAACATTAAGGCATCTATAATTTCTTCTTGTGAGTGTTCCACATCTTTTATAGCCATTACCTGCCACGAATTATTACCTATTTTTATTACGGGTGAATTTGATATGTATTCTCCAATTCTTCGTACTTCATAATCTTTGTGGAACCTTTGGTAAAACCATTCTCCATTGCGATACATGCCAGTAAATCCATTCTTATCAAAATAGTGGACAAGAGAATCAGCGTAATACCTTGATGCATTCTTCGCTTGCTTATTTCCTGCCTTAAATGGCCTCCCACTGATGAATACCATCCCACTTTGTTTGCACAGACCAAAAACGGATTTTATTACGCTTTCTTCTGCTTTTACGCTATCTACGGAATTCAAAACGCTGTCGCAGATAACAACATCATATAACCCTTTGTTTTGTATGTCATCACAAATTAATTGATATGTCTTTTGATTACCCAAATAATCAATAGCTGATGATGTGTTGTTCGGTCTATGGTATGGATCAATCATTGTAATATCATATCCTTCCCTTTTTAACTTTTTTGCATAGTCATATTGCCCAGCGCCGAAATCCAATATTCTTAGGTTCTTATTTCTGATTTGAGTTTTTAAATATGGTAATACCATCTTCTCATAAAGTGTACTCTTGTTGTCTTTGTGTATATCATCGTTATGGCGTAACCGTTTCATTTGAGCAAGGGATTGGATATAAGTTTTTTTGGGAAGGTGCTCGTAAGAGAATTCGCCATATTGTTTTGAGAAATATTGAATTGCAAGGTTTTTGTTTCCTTCTGGTATAACAAAAACATCAATATCCCGTCCTAACATCTTTGCAGCATAGGCATATACAGATGAAGTAACAACTTCCCCGTTTTCTGTTACAACAGGAGCGGCAAACTCTCCAAATTTAGTGATAAGTTTTCCAATGGCATTCACAAATGTAAAAAGCTTACCTTTATCTTTAACATATATCTTTTCGTAACTTATTCTATTTATGCCAATAGTAAGAGTGCCATTTATGTGTAATTTTGGGGCGGCCACGTTTACTTCAACCTCACACATGTTATGCAACTGGTTAAAACGTATTTCATCGCTTTCATTTAGACCTTTAAGGTAATATCCTGGAGCTTCATTATATCCTAATGCAATCAGTGTCTTACTTCTTTGATGCCCTGCAATTATGGTATTATTCTCTGCATTTATCAGAATAGGTTTCACAATACCAAGTATACTGATACTTTCTTTCAGTTCTTGAGATGCGCGTTTTGACAAAATTCTGGGATTGTACGCGGCAGGATGTATGTTTTTTAATATTATTCTTTCCATTTTTCTACTATTTGTAAAACGAATCCTAAATTTGTGCCATTTGAATTTAAATACTCATCATGTATGGCTGTAAGTTCGTTCAGTTCGTCTTCTGATATTGGTATACTAATCTTGCCAAACTTTAAATAATCACATGGGGTAGACGTTGACATATTATTTTCAAAGTCCAGACTTTCTTCTTCCTCCCAATCGTCAGGAAGTACACCCCAATCTTTGAGCTGTTCGGTATCCCACTCATTGGCAAGCATATCATAATCCCACTCTCCATAAGGTGCATTGTCTTTCATGACGTATGCTTTTAGTTGCCCTATTGTTACATTTTCTGGGATGACTTTACAAGGGGCTTTTTCATATTGCAAATCTTGTAAGGCATTCAACCTCATGTTTCCACCAATGGTAACATATTTCCCACCATGCTTGTACACTAAAAGTTCCCTCAGTGAAAGCATCTCAGGATTATCTACGATGGACTTTTTTAATTTTTCAAATTTCTCATTACGTATAATCCTCGGGTTTGCTGGAAGTCCATCTATCTGACCATGATTTTGTTCAATATCAGATAACGGGATCATTTCTGTTTGAATTAATTTTATACTATTCATGACAACGGATTTTATATAACAAAGCAAATATACAAAACAATTATATTATAATTGCATATTGCCATAAATAATTTTATAGTAATTACTTTGAATGGGAAATAATTAACCCGGCAGGCCGAATTACCTGCCGGGGCATCATTGCAAGAAACGTTGGCCGAAGCCCCAACGCGCTATTATCGTCTTGTCATGTGGTCGTTTATACTAATACCCCTTCGTCTAACATCGAGTAGTATTTATCATCACTGATTATAATGCTATCGAGTAATTTTATACCGAAAAGGGCAAGTCCTTTTTTTATTTCATCAGAAAGCTTTATATCCTCTTGGCTTGGTTTTATGTTTCCGGATGGGTGATTGTGTACGAAGATTACAGCCGAAGAAAGTGCATCAATAGCGTATTTGGCAATAATCCTTCTATCTACTAAAGTTTGGCTTATTCCTCCTTGTGATATTTTAGCATATCCGGTCACGTTATTGGCCTGATTCAATAAAATAATAAAGGCGCTTTCATAGATTAAAATATCCTCGTGATAGAACTCCTTTGCAAAGTTGAACGCATCTTCTGATGAACGAACTTTGATTATTTCAAAATCTTGTTTCTTTGCTGTTATGCTGTATTCTACGGCTTTCTTTTTCATAATTTTATGTATTGTGAAGGGCTTTAGCCATACTGGTTAAACTTATTTGACTACTGTTACGAACTGGCACTTTGCCCACAATGAAAAGTCATTGCTGCTCATGTACTCTTTATTCTTTGCCTCAATGGATTTTGCTTCTTGCTCACTTATTTCATTTCCGGCTACAAAATATCGTTTCATTGTCTTATATCTTTAAGCGTTTATACCAATTGCATTTCTCATAAAGTCTCCAGCCTTTTCTACTGACATATTCAGCTTTTTCTGAATCAGGGTAAGCATACAAGCTACTTGCTCTTTTGTATTCAAGTTACCTTGCGCAAACTCTGACATAATGAACTTTTCTATCATTCTCTGTTTGATTACTTCTACTTTCATATTTTATTATCGTTAATATTTAATTTTATGTTGCAAATATACATATTCCGATAATATTCGCCAAATAAAAATAAGAATAAATTATCGTAAAATGAAAAATTAACATTTAATATTGTCTTCTGACGATATTTTCTGTACCTTTGTATTTAGAAAGAAACGATAAACATTAAATGTATATGAAATTAAGAATTAAGGAGGTCTGTCAGATGCGCAATACCACCCAAAAAGAACTTGCAGAAAAGTTAGGTGTTTCAGAAGTTACGTTAAGTCGTGCATCAAACGGAAATACTTCATTAACATTACTTGAAAAGATTGCGTCAGCTCTTGACCTTCCTCTTTGGAAGCTCTTTGCATCACCGGAAGATGTGCGTAAGGAGCAAGGCACGGGCTTACGTTGTCCCGTATGCGGTGCGGAACTGGAACTGAAGCAAAAAGAGGACACCCCGCAAAGTGGTTTTTGATTTGGTGCAGTTCAGTGCATCTGTAGGACGTTGCACTAACTTCACGGGGTGGGGTCATGGTGGGGTCAAATACACGTGACCCCACTTTTAACGCAAAAATGTGTCCGAAAAGTTCGGGAAGAATCATCGTGACGTAATGCGCTCAATAAAAGAGCTTTTGACATCGGCGCAAAATTGCGCATATCTTTTCGTGGAATCAGAAATCTGATAGGGGGTATATCCAAAATTGGGGACACCCCCATGTTCGTGATGAACCGTGACGGATTCACACTCCTTGCCATGGGATTCACCGGAGATAGGGCTCTACAGTTCAAACTGGACTACATCACCGCATTCAACAGGATGGAGCAGGTGATACAGTCCGGCGGCTACCTCGTCCCCCACTCGTTCAGCGAAGCCCTGAAATTGGAGTTAAGACAAAAGGAGAGTGAATAAAATCCTTTTTATTTTGTTCCTACACTTGTCACAATCAATTCCCCCCCGTTCCAAATCAAAACGGGGGGAATTGATTCCTATCGAATAGTACCCATGTTCAGTCCTTCTTTCAAAATTCTACTGAAGTCTTTGGCATATTTCTTGGCTTCCTCTTCGGTGCGGAAATAATTGCCACGTTTCCATAACATGTTATCAGATGAATAAAAATATTCTTTATTCACTAATACTTCCATAAAAACATTGATGTAATAGTAATTTCTCCCTTTTTTCGCCCTCCAACGTTTAGTTTCTATTTCTTCCGTTTCGGGATTCCAACGAAGCCCTTTCTTTTCCAACGCCCGGAATATCGGGCAGGTGCATTCTTTCTCTTTCATCGTCTTTTTATTTTATCTGATTTGTATTTTTGAAATAATCCCTAATAGCTCCGTATATTCGGCTATCACCATCAATAATTCATGAAACGCGTTCTTTTCCTGTTCGTCCGTAATTAGAACCGTGTTTAGTAATTTACTTATTGCTTCCATGGCGTTTGCTTTACGTTGAAACTTGTTGTACTCGTTTGGGTCGTTCAAATTCTTGATGAGGTTTAATTCTTCATCATTCATTTTTACTAATACTTCATTTTCCATGATGTTTTTTGTTTTTGTAGCCGGAGGTGGACACCCCCGAACCGTGTTATTTTATCAGTTGGCTAAATTTTTTGCTTAATTCTGTTTCGTCTATTATCGGGGTTATTTCGTCCTCTCCGTCATAGGCGAAAGCGTTACTTACTGTTACGCCTACTCTCGTGGTCACGTATTCCGTTGGGTAGATGTAGCCCCCGTAAACCTCGTAACCGTCTACTTGTATTTCGTAGTCGAACGCTACAAGGCGGTCGTCTTCTTCATACTCAACATGCCCCTTTGTGCTTTCCATCCGGTCGGCAAGGGCTTCGTAATCGAGCCGGTCTAAAACCAATCTTTTTCCATCTCGCGAGATTTCCATGGTTCATTTCACTTTATACTTTTTTGAAACAATGAGGTCTACCGCACACCGGGCAAGTGTGGCGGCTGTCCCGCCCGGCGTACTTCTGCAAACTGTATTTATACTCACTCATGGCCGGAAGTTTCAGGGGTGAACTCAAAAGCATAGCGTAACAACATGGCAAATATGAAGTTGTCAACAGTCACCGACATGTGACAAGCTGACGGGGCATGCCATGCGTTTACATCCGTCAAAGAAGCCCCGGCAAAAAGACAGCCGTCAAACAACGCCAAGTAAACCCCGCCACCTTCACAAAGCGCACGCGCCTCGCTGAATGACTGCATGAGGAAATTTTCCGGTACCAACCCGTAAAGGGCAAACAAGGTATTTACATTCTCAACCTTGGTACATATAGCCACGTACTTCACGGGCTTCAAGATTTTATTTTCTGATTCCATTTTATTCTGTTTTTAAGTTGGTTTTTAAATTCGGGTAATTTGAGGGTATTTAGAGGGTATCAGGGTACTAAGGGTATTAAGCCCCCTTATTTATGTGAAGCTATATAGGCCACCGCAGCCCGTGCGGCTTCCTCGTCCGTTTGTACGCGGTTCTCCATTAACCAGGCTTCTATCTCGGCACGGTCAAAATACAGCATCTTTCCGCGTTTGGCGTGCGGTATGGCCTTTTTGCTCGTAAGCATGTAGAGGTGGCTACGGCTTAATCCGGTCAACATCATTACTTCTTCAAATGTCAGTACGTTCTTTGTAAGAATGTTTGTAACATTCAAGTTTTTCACTTCCTCTGTGAGTTCTCGGATTCCTCCTAAAATTCTAAAGGCTAATTCTTCGGTTATTTGATTGCTATTCATATTACTTTTGTATTTTTAATTGTTGATATTAATTGATTTTTCTCTTTTAATTTTTCGATAAAGCCTTATAGTAGCAATGCTTTGAAATGTTTCGTATGCTTTCGAGAGGTCTTTGATGTATCTGATTACGTCTTTTCTTTCCAACGGCACGAAACTCTTGCTGAGAAGGTTTATTTTCACAAACCTACCGGCCATGTCGGAGTAATTTTTCATGCCAACCAAATAACTGATGGCGGCATCCGAATACATTTCGTAATGTGTGGTACTTTGAATTTTAAAATAAACCAATCCTTTCACGTATGAAAATTCTATTTTATGGCAAAAGGCTTCAACATCCTGTTCGTCATAACCGAATCGTGTGATAAGGGATTTGGCTTTCTTATACAATCTGTATTCGTATATGACTTTGTCACATATTTCATCTTCGTGAAAAAGGAAGTCGGAAGGCTTTGATTCCAAATTGAAAATGTAATTGAATGAATCAGACATTTTTTCCGCTTCATCGTATGTGTTACTACCTTCTTTGTTCAATACGCTCCTGTATAGTTCCATTCTGGAAAAGTGCGCATAACAAACAGATAGAAACAAGGAAACAAATATTCTGTTTCGTTTTCTGAGAAGACCGTTTTCTCCTGCTTTCCTAACCTTGTTGATGTCAGAAAAGTTTTCAAATCTGTACTTGCTTAATGCTTTCATATTTTTTGTTTAAAATGGCATTTGTATTTCGCTATCTTTTTTACTAATCAATTGTGGTAGTTCTATTTGCGGATAAGTGCTTAATGGATAAAACCTTGTAGTTGGTGGATCGAAGCCACATATAAAGTTAAATAGCCCAATGTTCCGGCCTTTGATGATTTTTATCATAGCCGTATTCTTGGTACTGACAGCCTTGTATGGATCTGGATATTGTTTCCCGTAAACTTCCGGACGATAAATCAAAATTATTACGTCAGCGGCTTCTGCTATTTGCCCGCTGTCCCTTATCCTTTCAATCGTTGGCTCAGGGTTTTCTTTGTCACGGCTTAGTTGGGACAATGCAATAATCCAAATGTCCAAGTCTTTTGCAAGGTTTTTGAGCCTACGGGCAATTTCCCCCATACGTTGTTCCTTATTTGTTTTTCCGGTTGCGTTCACATTTAGAATTTGCAGATAATCTACCACGGCTCCACATATTCCTTCACGTTTTTTCAGGCTTCTGATACTTCCGATGATGGTGTCTATATTGGACGTGCTCCTGTCATCGAAAAAGATATTTTCGCCTATGGTTTTTGATAGTAACCCGATAGACTTGTCTACCTTTTGCAGGTTTTCAGCGGAAAGTTTGGCATATAGTATTTCGGATGAAGAAACTCCGCTATGTACTGACAAAAGTCTTGACGTAAGTTGCAGCTTTGTCATTTCCATGGAGTAAACCGCTATTTTGTCCCCGTTCATTGACGCATTCAAGACGACGGAATTTGCAAAAGATGTTTTTCCTTGAGAGGTGGAACCGGCGATGATAATTAAATCCGAGGTATGAAACCCACCCTTTCCGTCTATTTCCGGGAATCCTGTACTTGAACCGAATGCTGCCTTTTCACTGCCATTAAGGTTGGCGTTGATGTTTTCAATGACAGATGAAAAACATTCCTTTACCGTATAAACGTTCTGTCTTTGTGTGTCCAGAATTTCATCTATTGTTTTTTCCATTCGATTCAGGACGGTTTCGAGGTCTTCATGTTCACTTGATGCGGAGTTGGCAAGATAGTGGCTTAAAACTAAAATCTTCCGCCTCTTTTCCAGTTCTACCAGACGGTAGGCAAGATGATAGAAATCGAAAATTATCTCATGGCCGGAAAGTTCGGCTATGTATGCAGGGTCTATTATGGAACCACCGACTTTACCAGTATTGTCTATTTCGGCAAAAACCGAGATGATGTTTATTTCATTCCCGTTGTCTGCCACACTAAGGATGGCTTTGTAAACCTCTCGGTGTTTGTCTATGTAAAAGCATTCCGGATATAGTATGTCCCGTACTTCGTCAAACGCCCCTCGGCGGTTAAGCATAGTACCAAGCACTAATCTTTCGTTTTCTTCGTCATGTATTTGTATTAACTCGGCCATGTCATTCTGTTTTATGCCTTATTTGCGTATACGTTTTTGATTTTAGCCATTTTTATGCCTTTCCCGATGGTTGGTATACCTTGGGTGAAAATAGTGGCTTAAATCTATTTTTTTCTCGTTCATCATATCATCCGTATGTTTTCAAACGCTTGAAACGGAACTTAGTTTGTAATTCGTCTGCGAATCCATTCTTGCAGGGTGAGGTTTGCGCTCCGGTACTTTAGGCACAGGTCGTTTTTGTTTTCCATCGCTTCAAGTACACTTTTGACCAAATCCGTATTTTCGTATTTGGCGATGATGCGTTTGTATTGGTCGTAAGTCAGTGGGGATTTCATGGCCATCACATGAGGGTATGTTTTTTTCATACCGTCTATGAATGTCTGTTCCTCCTTGCTGACCTTGGGGGCGGGTTTAACTGGTTGTGGGGGAGTCTCTTTTTCTGGTGGAACTTCCTCCGCATTGGTGGTAGATGTTTCTTCGTCTTGGATGTGGGTTTGGGAGGTTTTCGATTCGCCAGAATCGGAAACTGAAAACTTTTTTTCTGGTTCATCTTTAGATGAAACAGTTTTTTCTATATCGTCTACTACGTTAGGAGTAGACGTAGTATCCATTAAATCATCTACATCAGTAGATGTATTTATATACCCATTATCATTTACATTATCATTATCATATAAGCTTGTTTTGCTTTCATTTGTTTGTTTTGCTTGTTTTTGCTTGTTTTGGTTGAATTCATTATCACTTGTTTGTTTTCTTAACTTCATGGCATTCCTATTACCTTTAGGTGCTCCACCCTTTCTTCCAGCTTCACTTCTTCTTTCCTTGATTCTTTCATATTTTTCCTTGTCTCTGTTGATATTGGAACTTATGAATGCAAAAGCGATTTCAGCTTTATCGGATAATGCTCTTTTTTCCATTCCCATAACATGCTCTAAACAGGCCATAATAATGTCACAGACATCATCCTTTGGCATTTTATTCAAAATATCATAATAACTTGTGTATAATATTATACTGGTCTCTTTCATTTTCTTTTCTGTTAAATAATTCCACAATATTACCATGACAAGGCGTTCCATTGTGGGTATAACCCAACTCATCCATTATGTCGCCGATTTTAACAGGTTGTTTTGTTTGTGATTTCATAACAAGTATAACCCCCTTTCATTATCGGCTTCTCACTTACAATATAAGATATACAATCATCAAGTACCTTTCTGTTGTTAAGTATGTCCATTACAAAATTGACACATGAAAACCTATGTGTGTATTTATTATTGATGAATTTAAACCCATCATCACCTCCATTGGGGGATATGTAGTATTTACGTCCATCCTTGATGAATAAAATACTTGCTTTTTCTCCACCAACAAGATTAAATAATTTACTATTAAATGTAATCCGACCTTTATTCCAAATAAGGTTTATAACAAGGTTTTTTGTTTTCATAAACAACCCTTTCCATTTTATAAAATTCAATCCCATCTATAAGTTTCTTCTTTTTTATGTCTACAAAAAAACGGCATGAGTATTCTTCTTTGAAATGAGCTAATACCATTTTTGTAAATGGATAGTTGTTGGTAATTATTCCGAAGTGTCGATTTTCTGTATCTTCTCCGTCTATCCTTATTCTCGAACCTTCATCCGGATTTTCAGTAATCCTAAAAAAGAATTTTCCATTTCTGAATAAGAATACGACACGTTTTTCCGTGGTCATTTCAAGTTCTTTTTTTAATTTGTAAGAAAAATGAATGCCTTGTTTGCGTATGTTGAATGAAATCGAATAAACGCGGCTTTTGTTATTGGTATTCCTCTTATTGAAAATAATCATAACAGTATTTATTTTTAATTTCACGTTTAACCCTATCAAGTTTTCTTTTAAGTGCCAACAATGGAACACCTCTTTTTTTTGCCAAAACTTTGATTTCAATTCCTTCTATAAAGTTTAATTTAAATTCATCGTAAATAGCACGATGCTTATTTCTGACAAATCTTAAAATGTTGTCATATAACGTATTAAATACATATTCGTCCTTATACTCATCATCATCTTTTAAAAAGTCGAAGAAAAGTTGATCGGGATTTACATATCTCATTTTTTGAACGTAGTATTTATATGATATTCTCTTGTAGCAATCCATTAGAACTTCGGACATTTCTTTGTTGCAGATGTCGCAATGTTTAATCTCATGTCTTGCCAACATGTACGATTCGATGAAGATGTCTTCACTAAAGTACATTCCATATCTCAATGACAGCCTTTCTTTTTCTCTGTTGTAGTTCCGGTTTATCCAAATGTTCAATAATTCCAAGTGTGATTCCATAACCTTACATTTGTGCATTCATAAACCGTTTTACTTCTCTCCCTATGAAAAACCGCCGTCCGTTTTCCCGTCTAAATCCACATTTTATCTTGTCTTCTTTTGTGTACTTCCAAAGGGTTGACCGGCATACACCCAATATGGCACAAACCTCATTGGTGCTGTACCTTTTTGTGTCGAAGATTTCAATATTTCCTTCCATGGTTACTTTTTGTATTTGGTTATATAATAGTCTGCAATTTGCTTTTCGCTTGGCCGTTCCCCATGTATGGTCAGGGTGTCTCTTATTTCCTTGTATGCGCATTCCGGCATATTGTAAATTACCGTATCTGTACGGTCGCTTGTCCCGGCCACGAGGAACGCAGCGAACAAGAATATTGCGCATGCTATTGGTTTTACTATTTTCATATAATACCTTTCTTCTTTAGGATAAGGTAAACACCTGTGTAGGTGTAATTGAATTGTTTGGCAGTCAGATTTATTATTCGAGAATTGGAGACATCTGGATACGTTGTCCTTTTCTCGTTGAATGCCATGATTATTTTTGAATGCTTTTCTGCTCTTTCTTTTTCTTTCTCTGTTAATAACTCCTTTTCCATTTTCTTTATATTAATGATGTTGATATATAGTATATTTGCAATCGTATGGGCAGCTTTCTATATACCCCTTTACTAATCCTTTTGCATGTTGTTTGGAGCAATTATCAAACTGCCATTTGCAAACCAATCCATCGGAACGGATTAGTTCAACTCTCCAAACTATTCCGGCGTACTTTGCACGTTTTTTACTTATTCCTATCATATTTCACATTTTAAATTTTGTTGTAATTACTTTTTTATCTATTTTTGAAAGCACTTATTTAAGTGATTAATTAATATGTTACAAAGATAAGATGTTATCTTAAAACAAACAAGATATAAGTAAGATTTAATCTTGTTTTTTGCAAAAATTAATATTTGGAATATGGAGGCGAGCGAGAGATTATCAAAAGTTATAGAATACAGCGGTCTTAATCCTTCTGAATTTGCTGTCAGAATTAATGCTAAGACCAAGCAAGCTGTATATGATTTACTAAAGGGAAAGACAAAAACTATATCCCCGTCAATGAAAAGTAAGATATTATCTTCTTTTCCTCAAGTGAATAAGGTGTGGCTTCTTACCGGAGAAGGCGAGATGTTGAATCCCAACAGTAGCAACGTCACGATAAACGGAAACGAGAATCAAAACAACATTGGTGGGCAGAACATAAAAATATCATTGCCGGAAGTTGGAACACAAAAAATTATTCATCCAGACGGTTCTATTGAGATACAAAATTCAGGTTTGGGAAACAATAACTCAAACGAAATCAATAGACTTAAAGAGGAGTTGCATTTAAAAGAGATAGAGTTGGCAAAGTGTGAAGCCATAATTAAGTCTAAAGATGACATGATATGTATGCTTAAAGAGATATTAGATAGGCATTAACTTTTTATTATGTAAATATAATATATGAATTAATAAAATATGCTGATTGTATTAATTAAATTGGGAGTATTATGGACTTTAAAGATTCAATCAAACAAATATCAGAGAGAATTATCAAACTGAAAGATAACTATAGAAACAGAAATTATATGATCATGAAAAAAATATTGTTGTTGCTTTTTGTCGTACTTCCATCTGCAATTAGTGCTCAAAAGATTATAAGCAACAAGTATATTAACGGGGAAAGAATGATAATATGTGATGAGGTCTTTGGTTCAAAAATGATTGACAAGCATAAATTATTATTTTCAATAGGATATATTTCAGAATCTTATGTATTGTCATTGCATATAAACAGCCAATACGCCATAGAAATACCAAAAGGTGGAAGAATACTTATAAAGCTTATGGACGATACTGTTATTACACTTGATTCAGAACTTGGAGGAACTTCTGAGAAGAAAGTAGACGTTATAGGACATAAGGCTTACACTCATTATCAAGTTTTTTCACAATATACAATTAATGAGAAACATTTATGTGATTTTTCCAAAGGCGTAAAAAAGGTAAAAGTAGAAAACACAGACTCAAATATTATCATAGAAAAGGAGTGGAAAACAGATAAGATAGGCTCATATCTTTATAGGCAATATAATTTAATATCAGAATCTTTAAAAAACAGTAGTGGCGATAAAGATTCCTTTGAAGATGGATTTTAATGCAAAGAGAAGACAGCCAAATAATAATACGCCGGTTCTTTGAAACCATACAGGTTTTAAAGAGGAATAAGGTCATAAGGGGAAAAGGTACGCTTTGCAAGCGGTATGGTATAAATCCATGGAACTTTAACACGCTTGAGAAGTCACCTTCAAGGGACTTGTTTCAACTTGCATGGCTTGATTACATGGTGCGTGATTACAAGGTATCTCCATTTTGGCTTTTGTCGGGTGAAGGAGATGTTTTACTGCCCGGTTGGACATTTGAAAAAGTGAAATCCGTGCAAAAAACGTGCAAGTCAAAAGCGGGTAGTAATTAAAATATTGATAATTATATAAATTACAGTGTTTGGAATACGTCTGGGGGGCGAGTGGTCGCTGGTTCGAATCCAGTCATCCCGACAAGACATAAAGGCATCGGTAATCCAAGGATTATGGATGCTTTTTTTATGTGTTTATAGCTTCCACGTCCCGCATGCTTTCCCTCCCAAGGTTTTTCAGAAAAGAGCCTTCATCTTTCAGGCGACATGTCAACGCTTTGTCGTATAGTTTGTTATGGGATGAAGAATAGGGAGGCCATCTTTCAGTTTCCTTTCATTGCAGAAAGCGGATTTTCATCATGAGGCAAATGAAAAATCATTCGACTGAGAACGAAAAACGAATCTCAGGCGAACGATTTTTCAATCTCAGGCGAACGATTTTCCGTTCTGTGCCGAACGAAATGAGGCTTGGCTGAAGGATGCCTGAAACATCCTTCAGCCTGTAACGTCAATATTATGAACGGATTACCATGAAGCCTGAAAGATGAAGGATCTTTTTGTAAAATCCCTGTGTAGATACCCAAAGGG